GTTTAAATACACTCTCAAAAATAAAATTAAGACGGGTTTCTTCTTCAGGACTTCGTTCAAAATTATCTAATCCTACTATACGATTAGGTTTTGCTTTCATTCTACTTATATATCACCCTGTAAAAGATTTTGCAACATTAGATACTTCTTGTGGATTAATTCCTTGTTGTTGCATATTAGCACCCATCTGTTGTAACTGCTGTCCTGCTTGAATCATTTCTTCATCAGACCTAATAAGTTCTTCAGGAACACCTAGTTTTTTAGCAATAAACTTTGCCATATCTTGTTGTTTAATTAATAGATTAGTTATCTGTGGGCCAACTCTACCTTGAAGCATAGCAACAAATCTATCTATTGTAGCAACATCTTGTTGTTGTTGTGCTTGTGCAAGTGGCGAAGATGATCGTATTTTTATTTCTCTACCATTTACTGTTGGTATATTTATTCTTCCTTGTTTCTTTAAAATATATATTACTCTCTGTAACACGGGATTAACTAATTCAGCTTGTAATCTACCAAACGCCGCTCCTATTTGACGAGAAAGGTCAGCCATTCTTTCTGCTACTTCTGTTGCAGACATTGGTGTTTTTTCATTTGGATTACCTAACATATCATTATACAATGCTTTTTTTATGTTAGTTCTCATATCTCTTATAACTAAATCAGATACCTGAAAATTTCCTGCAGGTTGTATAGGAGTTAAACCACTACTTCCAACAGCTTTGGGTATAATTGTTCCGGGAATTAATTGTATATTATCTACATTAATTACACCATCATCTTCTACTTGATACATACCTGATATTGCCATTTGTGCATTTTCTAAAATTAATTCAATAACAAGATTAGCTGTTTTAATTGCAGGTAAAGCCATTTGTAGTGGGCCTCTCCCGTACACTTCTCCTGCACATTTACTCCATCTATAAACAATAAATGGATTAGAACCTATTCCTTTAAATGTGTCTGTAAACAATTCAGCATCATACATCTCTGAAATAACACAATATATATATTCTTCTTCTTTTTTATTTTCATAGTTTCTATACACAACTTCAACTACTTTACAATCTTTATCAGGATTTTGACTCATCTCTTCTACCATTCTTTCTGGTAGTTTTGCTTTAGGATAAGCAACCATAATTTGTTTAAACTTAATATATCGTTCTCTAAATATATGGTCTATCTTATCATCATAACCAGAATCTAATAATACCTGTGGTAAAGGTATTGATCTAAATCTTATAGGTTGTACAGCATCTCCTTCTTCAACAAGCAATACGCCTGTGCCTACAGCACAATCTAGAAATGTTTCGTGTACTTCTTGTGAAAAGTTTGAGTTTTGTAATATTTCAAATATATATTCAGTTACTTGATCTAAGTTTTCATTAACTGCTTTTTGTTGATCTTTTGGTATTTCTGTTCCTGAAACTAAATCTGCCCATCTTGCATAGTTAGGAACAATACCTGCTTGTAAACGAGATGCAAACTCTTGTACTCCAACAACAGCTGTTTCATCAAATATTGATTCGCTTCGTCTTTTAGCAATGCTTTCTGAATAAAAAGATTCTCTTTGTGGCAAGGCATATTCATAGCAATCTTCAAATATAGGAGTCCATTGATCTTTAACAGCTTTAGCTTTTCTATATCGTGCTAATAACTGTTTAACTTTAGATTCACTATAATCTATAGTTACTTGTGGTTTAACATCTATAACCATTTATACTCCGAGAGTATTTCTAGTTTGAATATCACCTTGAACCAAAAATCCTTGTCCACCTTTTCTTCCAGATAACAAAGAGCGTCTGCCTCTTTTACCGGACAAATCAGCAACAGTTTGTTGGTATTGCTCATCTTTTAACTTAGCTTTTTCTGCCAAAGCGTCAGCACGAGCTTCCCGTCTTTGTTGCCTCATTGAGGCTTCATAAGGACTAGGTGGTGGTGGTGGTGGTGGTCTGTATCCTCCTCCTCCTCCGCACATAGTTACCTCCTTCTTTCATAAATGTTTTTAGGTTTAACATTAAAAACATTAAAATTTCTTTTTGCTATTATAGGTTTACTATATTTATTACCTGCCGTCAACGATCTACCTTCTCCTGCACCAAGTAATAAGTATTGTAAGGCGTCGTGTATATGTGAAAATCTATTCTTGTTTGGGCGTTCATCATAGCGTTCTCCTGATACTTGTAAGCGTCTATAATGATATCCACCTGCAAATCCTCTAAGTAAATTAACACAACTTTTATCAATAAGAATACCTGATTCACCATCTACCATTCTATTAAGACAAGTAGCTACAGATTCTATTCTAAGTGTTACATCATTACTTGGTGCAGGTCGGGCAGTAATACCTTTACCTCTTAGTATCTGAAATGGTGTGCTTTCATCTGTTTGTACTCTATGATCTCCTGCAGGATCGCCAAATATATAAAATTGTCTTGGATAATATTTTGCCATAGATTGTTTCATTAAGTCAGAAAACTTAACAATACCCATATCTTCAGCTACAAGTTCTTCAAATACTATCCATCTAGTTCTTATTTTTTGTGCAAAAACACAGGCAGGTGTAAGACCAAAGTCAATCCCCATATACACAGGAAGATGTTCTGCAAGTGCAAGTTCACCCTTAGCCATATGTACATCTTGTCTATATGATTCATATACGGGTTTGCCATCTTCAACAGTACCAAGTTTATTAAGAACATATACATCTATCCACGATTTAGTCTTACCACGAATTATATTGCTATAATAATTTTCTGTAAGATTTTTTTTATTCTCAGATACATCAGATTTTTGATATTCTTGTATCTCATTGTTTTTATTCTTAATTTCTACCATTGCCGGTGGTTGATTAAAAAATTTCCAATTATCTGGCTTAATTAACATCTTTGCTTCTTGTTTACTAATATAGTCGGGTATAACAGTTTCACCTGCCATTATTGCCCACCAATGATCGGAATCAGGTGGATTGGTATCGCAAACGACTCCATACCATGTTGGGCCACCATCACGCATAGATGGAAAACGACCAACACGCATAGAACAAGCATCAACAATACTTTTAGGAATTTCTCGTGCCTCATTGATCCATACTCCTGTAAGTTCCAAAGACAGTAATTTCTTAACATCTTCAGGTCTATCTAACGCTAGAAAGATTACCTCACAATCAATATCCCCTTTTTTTAGTTTGTGTGTATAAGGTACACTCCAAGTAAAGTTTCCCCAATCTTCTTCAGGAAACCAATCTAGCCAAGTTTTTATTGTAGTAGTCTTGAGTTGAGGGTTAGTATTACGAATGACCGCCCATCTAGTTTTGCGAATCCCTTCATCATTCGGCTTTTGTGATATAGCTCGTTTGATTATTTCTATACAACAAGCTACAGATTTACCAGAGCCAACAGGCCCTCGTATTCCTCTAAAGAAAGTATCATCTTTTAAAAAGTTTTTTAGTGTATCGCCGTCTGGCTTATAACTTAGTGATGCCATAATTAACTGCTAGTTCATATAGTTTTTCTCTAGCTTCTTCCGATAGAGATTCTATAATTCTATCAGCTTCGTGGTTATTCACAAACTCTTTTGGGTAATGTTTCATATGCTGTGATTTAACAACAGTACGAAGTGTATCTATTTCTCTAATAGAGTATTTGGTAAATATTGTCATTTCTTTCTAAATCTCCTTACTTTTCTTGCAATAGATTTTGGTTGTTTACTAAACTGTTTTCCCATTGCTTTGTCTTTTCTTTTCTTAGCCGTAGTTCTCGCATATTCTTTTGATGATAATTTTTTAATGGCTTTTTCAGGTAAATATCTTTCTCCTGTTTCAGATGATTTTTTTCCTGACTTTGTACGCCATTTCTGTTTTGACCATTTAGATAATGAATTAGATTTCTTTTTAGCACCACTATATCCACCTCCTGCTTTTTTGTATGCTTTGACGGCCGCCTGTGCTTTTCTGCCTGACCATTGACCTGCGGCAGTTCCGTGTGATGCTTGTGCTTTAATTCGTGCAACTATTCTTTTCCATAGAGAGGGATTCTTTTTTTTTGCTGAACTCATTTTTTTGCCCTATTTATTGATCTACTTACTACTCGTATATTCTCCATTGAATTATTTTGAGGATTACCATCTTTATGGTCTATATCTTTCTTATCTCCCTTTTTAACTTTTTTTAGTTTTTTGAATAATCTTCGTAGCTTATTTCTTTTGACACGATCATCTTTTGATGATTCTGATGATTGGAACAGTTCGTATTCTCTT